GGTTGATTCCGACAGTGGACTTCAATTGACTAAGCAAGTTATAGATTGCTCAAGACCAAACGTCTCTTTCGCTGAAATTCCAATTCAGATTTACAACTCAACGCTAAAGTTAGCAGGTAAGCACACTTGGGCGGATATGTCAGTCAACATTCGTGACGATGCATCCGGAACCGTTTCGAAAGCAGTTGGACAGCAGTTACAGAAGCAACTTGATTTCGTAGAGCAGGCATCTGCTGCAACAGGTCAAGACTACAAATTCCAAACAAACGTTGAAATTCTCGACGGTGGTAACGGCGCACTAGCTCCTACTGTTCTTGAAACTTGGGAACTATATGGCTGCTTCTTGAAGTCAGTTAACTATAACGCACTTAACTATGGTACTTCTGAAGCAGTAACAATGGCACTTTCAATCGCCTACGATAACGCAGTTCAATCACCTCTTCAATCAGGTGTTGGTACTTCTGTTGGTCGTGCATTCGGTGGCGCTTCTGTTACAGGTATCGGCGCTACTACCTAATAATTAGGACAAATTAATGTCACTAGGAAATTGGGGTCAAAGTTTATTACAGGACGCTGCCGGAGCTTTCTTCGGCAGCGACTACCTCAGAGACTATACCCACGCTTCTAAAACATTCAGAACGAATTCGTATCAGAATGCACCTAAACTTAAGTTTCTCTTTCACACATACTTTGACATCAACCCCGATGCATATTCTGTAGATGGAAATTACGGATTGCTGGTTAAAGAAGTTAAGTTACCTTCGTTCAATGTTCAAACTCAGCAATTAAATCAGTATAATAGAAAACGTATTGTACAGACTAAAATAAGATACGACCCTATTGAAATAACGTTCCATGACGATAATAACAACCAAGCAACAAAGCTTTGGGAAGCATATTATACTTACTACTATAACGATGCTAATAAGCCTGGTATAGTTTTCGCCGGCAACAGAGGCGGCTCCGGTAGTTCAAGTGGCAAATTATATAATAATAATAATATCTATGACACTTCAATTAGCGGCGACGATGATTGGGGCTTTACCGGTGGTCAAACAGATTCGTCTACTGGAAAGAAAGTTCCATTCTTTAAGAACATCACCGTGTTCGGCTTCAATCAACACAACTTTACTGCATACTCGTTAGTAAATCCTATTATAACATCATTCGGACATGACACTTATAACTATAGCGAAGGCGGCGGAGTCATGCAGAATAGAATGACTATCGACTATGAAACTGTAGTATATAACTATGGTGCATTAGATGGTAGATCACCTGGCGATATTGTTACTGGCTTCGGAGACACTGCAAATTATGATACGACAGTAAGCCCTATATCTAATCCCGGTGCAAATGGAACTATATTGGGTAAAGGTGGTCTTGTGGACGCTGTGGGAGGAACGATTGAAGCATTAGGAGAGGGCAATATTTTGGGCGCTATTAAAACTGCTGGAACAGCTTACAACACATTTAAGAATATTAACGTAAAAACTACTGTAAAAGCAGAATTAGATGCAATGCTCAGAAACACAATTCAAAATACTCCAAATACTAGAAATACACTCTTTGATTTCCCAACTGCTGGCATGAGTCCAGGAACTGTTGGTACAGCTGGTGCTCCCACCATCGGCGCACTTACTCAGCCACCAGCAGTTAATACTAATATAACAAATGCCGGAACACAAAATAACGGTGCAAACTTGATTAATCCCCCAATATTCTCTGGATTCGCCCCTGAATCAGAATTTACGGGCACAGTAGTTTAAGTGAATAAATAGTATTATGGCTATTTCATCAGTTAGAACGGCAGATCAAACCGTACGAATCTTCGATAATTTTTACAACACTAGGCTGGTAGTACCTGCATCCGAATATGATGTAGTTCTATCATTTTTTAGGGGCAATGCAAAAAGCCCTATCATTGCAGAAAACTTTACTAGTTTATTATTTAGAATTGCTCAAGAAGGCGGATATAACGTATTGTCCTTACTAGAAATTTTAAAAGGAGTAAACAACGAGCTAGAGTTGAATAAAATAATATGTTACTACTTAAATACGTTTAGACTCAGAGCATCACTATACGGTATAGGTATAGTCCCAAAACCCAATCAAGCGGTGCTAAGAAACGTAGTACAGTAACATGGGTAAGTGGGCGCAAGGATTCTATACCCCAAAGAACCCTAAAAAATACATAGGTAAGCATACTCCTAGATATAGATCGGGATGGGAACTTACGTTCATGACGTTCTGTGACAACAATGATAGTATTATATACTGGGCAAGCGAATCCATTAAAGTACCATATAGACATCCACTAACCGGCAAGCCAACTATCTATATCCCTGATTTCTTTGTAGTATACCAAAACAAAAGAGGTCAACAGGTTGCTGAAGTTGTCGAAATCAAACCAAAAAAAGAAAGCATTATTGAAAGCAAGAGAGCTAATGCAAGAACTATGGCAATAGTTGCAGTGAATCATGCAAAATGGGCGGCAGCTAATGCTTACTGTAGGGCAAACGGCCTAACGTTTAGAGTAATAACCGAAGACGATATCTTTTATAATGGGCGCAAGTAACGCTAAATACTCACATGACTAAGAAACTTGAAGAATTATTTGAGCTAGCATCAGGTGATGATAACGAATTAACTATTCCATTGCCTGATGTAACGGAAGAAGTTACTGAAAACGCACTTAGTACATTAGATAAAATAGAAGCAGCACTTCCTCAAGTTCGTGGTTTAGAAGCGGCTGATAGTGAGATGGATGAACTAGCTGAGATGGCTACATCAAGTTATAAGGACTTGATGGATTTAGGTATGCAAGTTGAGTCTCGTTTTAGCTCAGAAATCTTCAACAGTGCTAGTAGTATGCTCGGTCATGCTATTACTGCAAAGACCGCAAAGATTAACAAGAAGCTCAAAATGCTTGATTTACAGATGAAGAAAGCACAGTTAGATGCTAAGAATGCAGCTAAAACTGAAGAAATTGAGAATACCCCTTTGGGAGCAGGTCAATCACTAGACCGCAATGAATTGCTCAAGATGTTCAACACTAAAAATAACGAGCAATGATAAATATATAATAAAGATATTCAAGGATCCTATATGCGCAGTTTAAAACAATATATCGTTGAAAGTGTTCACACTTACAATTACACTATTAAGGTCGCCGGAAACGTTGATAAGAACTTCCTTGACATGTTCAAGTTCAATCTAAAGAAGTTCGATCCTATCAAGATTTCTGATCCGGTATCTACACCTATTCAGAAAAGCCCATATGGTTTTCCTGATCTAGTGAACGAACCAGTTCACATCATTAAAGCAGAGTTTCGTTATCCTGCTACTGAACCAATGATTCAGCAAATTGCGCAATTGCTAGGATATAATGTAAACATGGTTCGTGTTGTCAGTACAAACTTTGATGACAGCATTAATAGTGAGAGTGAAGGCTACGCTAACGAAGCTTCACATAGTCCTGTACTAGATCACACAGAACTTGAAGAACAGCCAGGCGCTAAAGAAGCTGCTAAGGCATATGGCAATAGCTATCTTGACAGCATCAAAGACCAAATGAAAGACAATACAATTGACATTCCTTACGAAGGTAAGAAGACTCCAAATGCATTTGATCCTTTCAAGCCAGAAACACAAATGGCAACAATGGGCAAAGAAAGTCCAATGAGCAAGATTACTCGTCCTGCTAAGCCACAAACAGGCGCAATGGGAGGCAGATGATGAAAGACATTATGCAAAAGCTAGCTGAATTAGAAGCTACAGCACCTAAATTTACTAAGAAGAAGATGTTGAATGAAGATTCTACTACTCCTCCGATGAATGTTTCTAATAAGATTGCATCACTGAAGGATATGTTTGAAGCACTTTCTGAAAGTATTCCTGCTGGCGCAAAGCCTCTTCCTGTATTGGATCCACAGAATAAGCAAGCTGGTATGGGATTTGTTACAAGCAATAATCCTGCCGTTCAGAACATGCTTAAGGCTCTAGATCCTAAAGATGTTCAAATTGTTCAAGCTCCGGGTCAGCAGCCGCAAGCTCCGGCTGCAGGTCAGCCAGCACAAGCTGGTGCAACTGGTCAACCACAAGCTGGTCAGATGCAGATGAAAGAAAAAGACGAAGGTAAGCCAGGCAAGAACTTTGCTAAGATTGCAAAGAGTGCAGGTAAGCGTTATGGTTCTAAGGAAGCCGGTGAAAGAGTAGCTGGCGCTGTTCGTGCTAAGTTAGCCGCACAAGGCAAGCTTGAAGAAGAACAACTTGACGAACTCTCACCTGAGACACTGAGAAGCTATGCAACTAAAAGTAAAGAGCGATGGAGCGACCTTAGCAGAGATTATGAGCCTACCGGAACACCTCGCATGGGTCGTGATGTTACTACATCCCCTAGTAAGTCAGCACAGAGAGTAGGTGCAAGAGATATTGAAGCCGGCGACTATAGTATGTCAAAGAAAACTGCTCCCGTAGCTGCGCCTGTTAATGCAGAAAAGCGTAAAAGATATCAGGGCGTAACACAGGCATGGAATAAACTGGGTAACCCAACTGATGTAGCAGATCCTAGCGCAAAATGGGATTCAAGTAAGGGGCCTAGTGTTACGAAAAGTGATAGGGCGTCGGTAAAAGTTCTTGCTAGAGAAGGCGCAAAAGTTGACCGCATGGTCAAGCACATTGAAAAGTCTGAAAAGAAATTAGGCAAGTCAAAGGGCGAAGCAGAAGATATTGCATGGGCAACTGCTAACAAGCGCGGCATGCTTGACAATAAGAACAAGAAAAAAGTTAAGGAAGGCGACATCCCGTCGTCATCCGGAGTAGATACTAAGGGTGCTGGCTTAGGCGCAGGCCGTAGTGCAACAACATTAGAGGGTAAAGAGTCTCAGGTTGAAGTTATCGACAATGCATTTAACAGAGAAAACTACAAAGATTTGATTGGTAAGAAATATCCTAAATCAAAGGCTCCTGCATATGCTAGAGTAAAAGAAGTTAATGAAGGTAAGAAGCCAGACTTCTTAGACCTAGACAAAGATGGTAACAAGAAAGAACCAATGAAAAAGGCAGCAGCCGACAAGAAAAAGAAAAAGGTAGATGAATCCATGAATCACAGAATTAGTGCAGCCCGCTTAGAGGGCAAATCACACGGTCTAAGAGGTCACGCACACTCTGGCAAGAGATACGAAGACCTAGACGAAATGAAGGCATATCACGAGGGCTACAAAGAAGGTCTTGATGAGTGCTATGGTCAGGGCGTGTACGAAACTGCAATGCCAGCAACAGTTCCTGGTATGGCATCTCAGGCGCTTGACGAAATTGGTGATACTCCGGCAGGCAAGAAGGCACTTGCTTCTTATGTAGGTAAGCGGGCAAAGGATATGAGTTTTGACAACGATGAATTTATTTCTGATCTTTCCTTAGGCGATGGAAATGTATGGGACAAGTATGATAAGGGAATGACCGGAATTCAACGAGCCGCTAAGAGACTGTCCAACGAAGACGAAATGGAAGAAGGCAATGCTTTCACCGCAGCACTTGCAAAGACTCCAAAGGGCGGTAAGTTTGCAGTAGGTGGAAAGACTTTCACTGACCGTACAGGATACGATGCTAAAGTAAACGAATATGCGTTTGAATCACTTGACCAACAGCTTAATGCACTTCTAAACGAAAGCGAAGAAGTAAGCGAAGGTCTTTCAGTTTCAATCTCAAAAGGTCAACAGAATTCACCTGACTCAGTAACTATCACTGCACAAGATGCAGAAGCAGAACATCTTCTAGCATTTGTAAAGAATGCGGGTCTTGGTCTCTTTGGTGATGACAATGCTGACACACATTCAAGTGCAATGTCAGTTCAACCTTCACACGGCGCACCTGACGAAGTTGGAGCTGGCGGAATTGATATCGGTGTAGTTGACGGTCATGATGGTATGATGGGCTTGATGCAGAAATTATCAGGCATTCAATCAGTCGGCGCCGATGACTATGCTGACGAAGAAGGCGATGAAGAACAACTTTATGGCAATCATCAAGCAGCCGATAAGAAAGATTGCGGATGTGACGGCGACGGTGAATGCAGTGATTATGATCAACCTTCTAACGAAGCAACTTGCAACGAATGCGGAACATATGAAGGCATGCATGAAGCAGGCTGTTCAATGGGAAGCGGAAAAGAAATGGTTGATGAAGTAGAATCAGAAGACCAAATGGAATTTGAAGTAGCAGAAGACAATGCTCCTGATTCAGGTGAGGCAGAATCAACTGCTGATGAAAACGCAGAAGCAGCAGAAGATATGGCACTAGCTAAGGCAGGTTCAAAGGGCGGCACTTATACTGTTAACGAAGATGGCGACGAAGCAAGTGAAGAAGGTCCTGAAAGCAAAGAAGGCGAAGGTGACGAAGGAGCTGAAACTGTTTCTGAATCATTCGCTAATCTTTTCAGAAAACTTTCGTTCATTGCTGAAGAATCAACTGAAAAAGAAGATGACAAAGCCGAAAAAGCAGGCAAAAAAGTAGCTAAAGATATCGAACATGACGAAGGTCATACGGGTAAAGACGACGACAAGGCCGAGAAAGCTGGAAAGA